AGTTAAAACCCAAAAGCGTGTATTGTATACCATAGCAAAGAACTAAGAAATTTATAAGGAGACCAATCGAACCGGAAGGAACAAAAATCATGAATTCACAAAAAGTCCAAGCGTTAACCACTGTGTCAAAACTATCACCCATTGACAAGGTGGTAAAAGGCCGAAACATTCCATTTTCAATGCCCGGAGACCGAGTTATTATGCTAAAGATATCCTCGTTGTTCAAATTTGGTCGTGAGGATAAAGAATCAGACAGCAAATTTGACTTAGTACCTACGGATTGTGGAATATGTATGGTTAAGACTCAACTGAATCAAGATGAACAAAAGAGAACAACATTTAATGATGGAAAAGTGATCGAAATTATAACATACGAACAAATGAAGGATATATTGCCGATGATCAAACAAGCTATTCACGAGTTTTACTCCTGGCGGAGGGGGTTGATGGATACATCAACACTTGAAGCTAGGAATGAATGGAAGCCCGTGTCACAATTGGATTTTAGGCGGTGCAATTCAAATTTGATTTTCTATATTTCAATTTTAATACTATCAGAATACATTATTGAGATTCCAATTGAATATTTAACTGTATCTTACGGTGGATATAATTTCAACAATATTAGAACAGGTGAATGGTTTAACACTGATGATTTCAATAACTATCAGAAGGTTATTAAGTCAGGCGACGTGTGCGATTTATTTTTGATTAATGATACCGGCGAATATAAATATATTAATGCTATCACTCATGTGACAAAAACGAATATGATATTCTCATTTAATATGCAAGTATCAAGACCACCACAACTTAATACAACTATGAAAGTACGCCAAACTTTGTCAGAAAATAAGAAACAGAAAAGTTCATCTACTAGCCCCGAGACAGACAGTGACATGTCAGAATTCTTTGGAGATAATTAATCAGAATAATAATACATATTTACATTATAATAATTATATATATATATTCAACATATAATATGCAATATAAATAATCTTTTTATATATATCCATCTATATAGCTAATATCTTATGGTTTCGGGTATTGTATGGTTAGTGAGTTCTAATTTTATGAAATTTCGCTTCGAAGACAGCTCCCAATGCGATTTCTTGGGGACGGTATACAAGGGTTTAGTAGTAGT